CCCCGCACCACCGGTATTTGTGGGTAACCCGATACCGGACAGGGAACAGTAGTTCTTCGCCAACAACTCCGCGAATGCATGTCTCACGACGTGCAAACGTTGTACCGGTCATAAACCAGTGCAAACGTGCGTAGCCATCTATGTCCCCGCGAAGGGGAATTGATACTGGACACTTTGCATAGACTTCCAATCTATGCAAATCTCGGTTAAACCGAGTTTTGAATGAATCCAGGGTCGAAGACCAGCCGAGCATATATAAGAACGCCACGTCGTGCTCTTTATCGAGCACAGGAACCTGGAAAGGTTCCAGTAGCGTCCGAATGTAGTCAGCTGCGAAGTGCAAACCCCGCTTCCAGAGCGCGCGTTGGTACGCGCACCAGGATGCGACATGCACACTACTATTCTTAGATGATGACCAACCGGTACGAATCTTGATTGGAGTGACATCGACGCCATTATAAGCGTCTAAACCACAACTTTCACGAAACAATCCGGACGTGCAGCACTTTCCATGGTTGAACAAAAGTCCAACTGTAGGGAAGTACTGGAGAAGCGCCTCATAGTCTGCGAGGCGGCATATTATGTCATCACCGTACACCTTGATTGACGCCGAAGCACTGTTTACAGTGTCTCCGGTGTGGTGTACAAGTACGCTAACGGCAAGCGCCCAAAACACAAGCGCCTCCACGGGAAAGCATAAAGCTGATCCCATAGGGGCAAACTTGCGCAATTGCACCACCGTTCCGTCAGGGAGCCTCGTCTCCTGCGACCGGGTCGCAAGTAGATACTCTAGGACATGTGTTCCCGAGAAAAGCCGCCTTATTAGGGCTAAGCTCACTCGATCCGACGCATCCTTCATATCTAGGGTTGCCCAGCATCCAACTACGCTGCCAATACTGGCATACCGTCTGTTGATGGTCTGGTCTGTAAAGTTCACCCTTCCCCTTGTGAGGGGGCAGGCAACCATACATCGAACTAGTTCCTTCGCAATACCTTGTTGAAGGTACTGTAGAGTTACCGGTTCACAACTGATCACACGTGGCCCGCGCGAGTCTTTAGGAACGAACAGCACTTTAGCAGTGCCGTATTCCTTGGATTCGCGCGCCGAGTATGCGTGATACTGATCACACACAGCGGAGAGAGAGGGAACACACCATTCTAAGAATGGAAATGCCCCTTCCGCAGTCGCGATGGGATGGAGAAAATCCATCTTACGCTCATGCGGAATTCCTTCCGCAACCGATCCCGGTCCGTGTCTGGGAAGGATATTCTCCTTCTCAAACCCAGAAAGCACTTGACTTATTAAGTCTCGCGCTGTATCCAGGACAGGATCCTCTCTCGTTAGTGATAACGGGAGAGACTCGTCCGTTAAGCGAAACGCTTCTGAGTGTTTCGCAATCTGACGATCATCAAACGGCAACTCCAACTTGTAAAACAAGTAACAGAGCTGCCGCAGGTACTTGAGGGCCTGGACCGACCTTACGGTCGGGTAAACAAGACTTACGACTTCCTGAAGAAACTTCGGGAGGCCGTCTCTGGTCCGGGAAAACCCGTTCCAGAGTGGGGTCTTGCCAGTAGCAAGGTAAGAATCGAGATCCTTACCAAAGGCGGGCAGAGCTTTCGTAAGAAAGCTCAAACCTTCCTTCTGCACTCTCATCTCAATCGTTAACCGATCTCGCGAGAGGTCTATGCCAAGCCGCTCAGCTATATCAGCGAGCAGGTTTTGTGTTAATTCAAGATAAACTTGAAGCATGCTATTATTAGGCCCCATAAAGGGTAACCTATCATAGCCCACAGCAGCTGACGCCAATACCCAACCGTCGCGTTTATTCGCAGGACCTATGTCCGGCTTGAACGCAACTTACCCCCCATGTGTGCGGCCGCTTCTGAAAGCGGGTTTGCGTACATGGATGGCAATGATTCCGACTGCAGACAGACATATCAGCGCAGCAAGTGCATTGCACAAGCCGCCCCGATGTACCGCCACAGTGAGCCAATTAAGGCTCACCGTTTAGGAAGTCTGTTGCCGCAGTGGTCAACACATGGTTAACCCCCGCCGTCCGAGACGCTATTAAAGCGTTCAGGAGCGCGGACCAAGCATGGTCGATCACGGCCTTCGTGTTCTGGGAATCGTCATCACGACGATCCAAAACAATATAAGCCGACGCGGAATGCTCCGTAGGGGATTCTGTAATAACAGCATTCCCCGCAGGAGACTTCACATCCACACGCATGGACGAACGACGGCGACCAGCCTTCGTCACTTCATGTTTGGTTGTACAAACTAGGGTGACTCCGGCAATCGCCGAGGAAGCCTTATACGTAGCTGTGCCAGCACCGGTCGAAATGCGATCGATATTAATATCGAAAGCTTCTTCTAAACCAGTGCCAGACACATTGTGGACACGCGAATCGATAGGATCTGTCAGCATTTTATGTTGATGTGGGCCTAACAATTACATTGGGTCGAACCTGAACGGGTTCGACGTTAATCACCAGGCGGTTATTTCCTGACTCGACGTTCTTTCCGCGGAAGCCTTTTTGAAGGGATCCGCTTCTTGTCAGTCTTTGTTATCAGTGATAACCCTAGGGACAGCTTCTGAAGCTGCCCCCGCGTCCAGCCTGCGAATGTCAGGTCCTTCTCGGATATCATTTCGAGATGCCTGTGGTAACGTTTACCCTTTATGGCGACTACAGCTCTATAGTTGTAATCGTCGTTGGGGATAGCATCACCGTATTCTCCGGACAGAGCTTGCATCTCAGCGGTCGTGGTTTGAATACCACTTACGCTGAAACACACCTCGTGTATGCGCAGAATTGGTTCGACGAGATTGTGTGCGAAGGCGGCGTTAAGCCACCCACCCACATCGAAGAACCAGTCCACAACAAACGAGAATGGGATTGCATCCCATATGATCTGTGGGTCCCACTGCAGCGCAAAAGCGTCGCAAAAGGCCCGCATCCGTGCCTGCAACTCGGACACAAAAGGAAGGAAGTAACTATACTTTATTGTATAGAAAGCATCCAACTTTGGCCTGTCCATGTAGCTCTTAAAGTCGACCCTTAACGGGCCGATCGGGGAGGGTAATGGAAATGACGGGTAGAACTCGTCATACGTTGCAACAGTGAAGGCTTCTTCGCATGTCCCCTTATGGATTCTGATTTTACCCTCTTGTTTAAGAAGGTGTTTCAGTTTCTTACGGGTTTTGCCAAGGGCTTCAAGGATACTGCAGACGTCAGAGAGAAACGGTCGCCACCCGAATTGGTAATTCAGGTTTGAATTGGCGATATTTCCCAGTACGGAGCGCCTAGCGCTCCATACATCGAATAGCTTCTTTAGATCCCTCAATTCATTGAGGAAGTTTAAGATGCTAATCTGACGTTTAATGTGGACGGCACTCAAGAGGCTTCTGTACGCACGAAGGCGTACGAGTGACCAATCGAATGTGCCCGACATCTCTGTCCAATGGCGGTTAAATACCGTCTCTTCATTCCATTCGGAAGGAAGTAACAGATGCTTCAAAAACGAAGCAGGTTTATCTAACGACCAGGTTTGATTGAACGTCCCTTGAAGGGATTGTTCTAACCTGGAACCATGAGACTCCACAACGCTCCAACGGTAGTGGTCGCAATTTTTCATTGCGGCTTTATTCTCGCCATCATCATACCGAATTTCTTCGGCGGTGATAAAAGGCTTGAACACTTCATACGTTTCCTCTGTAGGAAACGGCCCTGTGAGTTGTATTCGATACGACTCGTCGGTGAAGTGCACTACTGAGCGGCGTTTAGTAGGCATAGATAAGAGGCGCCCCGGATGGGCG